GGAACTTATATGGAAGGAGCATATGATGCAGAGTGAAGTAAGTCTAGTTGGTATGACAACTCCCAGTGCAACGACTGGATGTCATACTGCTAATGAATTGATTGCATATGCTGCACGAGTGAGCAATCCCGGAAATCAGAACAATGAGAAAACTGCGCCCAAGTTGTTGCGGTATCTCATTAAAGAAGGTCACTGGTCACCGTTTGAGATGGTGAGTGTCACGATGGAAATTAAAACGACTCGCGATATCTCGCGTCAGATCATTCGTCATCGTTCGTTTGCCTTTCAGGAGTTCAGTCAACGGTATGCGGTGAGTGAAGGTTTCAACACTCGTCGAGAGGCGCGTAAACAGCACCCTACGAACCGCCAACTTTCGATGATAGATGAGGACGCTGTCAAGCAAAAGAAAGCGCAGGAAGTGTTTAACGAAATGCAGGCAGAGGTTTGTAAAGTTGCCAAAGATTATTATGAGATGGCGCTGAACAATGGCATTGCTAAGGAGCAAGCGCGTGCTCTGCTTCCTGAGGGACTCACTGAGACTACTTTGTACATGTCGGGGACATTACGATCTTGGGTGCATTATTGCGACCTGAGGAGAGGACACGGGACGCAAGCGGAGCATATGGAAGTTGCCGACAAGTGTTGGGAAATCCTTGGCGTGCATTTTCCTGATGTAGTCAAAGCAGTAGAGATGTTACATGGAGATTGAAGTCGGCAAAACTTATCGCATGATGAACGCTTATAAAAAAAGCGTCATTGAGATTGAGTACAAGAAAAAAGGAAAGAAGCAAGCAGTAATCGAAACCTGTTGGCGCAGCGGTTCCTGGAATGTAATTCCTCAAAACGAAGACGAGATCGAATATCTCAAGTCAGGTCTAGAAGGCGAGTCCATAGAGATCTATGAGTTTGAAGAACTTGAGTTCCTAGAAACATGGGACGGTTGTTCTGAAGACTGGGAGTTCTATAATATCGACGAAGATGAGCAGGAAACAATTCAAGAAGCTTGGCGGGAAGATGGACACATGTGGTTCGATGATAACGAATGGAGCGAGTTAGATCCAGAAGTGATCATACATAATGGTATTCTACTAGAGGAAATAGACTATGAAAATCCTTACGCGTAGTGGTAAAAAAGGAACTGTGGATGAACGGTAAGAAAGCAAAACTTCTTCGTAAAGTAGGTAAGTTGACAAAGCGTGATAAAAAGTTATATAATATGTTGAGACACGAAGAAAAAGAAATTCTTGCCGTTTTGTATCAGCATATCATTGAGAAAAATGAACATATTCCGGTTAAATAATTGTCCCAAGTGCGCTGCCAAAGCTCAGTGCGATCAACACATTCGTAAAATGTACATCGAGTCTGCACAAATGTTGTGCACGACTCACCGTATGTGTGACGGTTTTGAAACGAAACGTCCTTCTAAATCTGGCAAGACCATCGTTCGTTATTGGGAACATCCCGATCTATACATGGAAGAAAACTTATATGCTGTCGTGCATCGTAATCATCCTTCCACTGTTTGGACCAGGGAATCTGAACAAAATTATATCTGGCACTATGAACATTTTATTGCTTTGCTAGACGAATATACTTTTCGTAGAGGAACAGTTACTAAAACTGATATTCAACTACGAGAGTTGTTAAAAACAGTTCCTTCGAACATACCAAATATACCAGAAACACCATTTAAACTTGCTATGGCAGACAATCCCGAATGTATGTTTCCTGGCGATCCAGTAAAATCTTATCGTTTGTTTTACAAAACTAAAACGAAACGTATAGATATGCACTGGACCAGAAGAGAAAGACCTGACTGGTGGGATCAATATGAAGTCGCATAATGGTTGGTGGCTCCTGGATCACGAGGAAGACGATGGGTATAACAAATGGACTCTCGAAAAAAATAATTGGCAGAATAATTTAGCGAAAGAAGCTGCTTTTTGCAGTCCTGGAGATAGAGTTGCTATAGATGTAGGTGCTTGTTATGGTGCGATGTCTCACGCTTTTGCTGAGTTTTTTGATAAAGTTCATGCATTTGAAATTATTCCCACTTTTATAGAACCTCTTAAAAAAAATTTAGAAAATACTCCTAATGTAGAAATTCATAACACAGGTCTTTATCATAAAAAACATACAGTCATTGCGCGTCAATACTCGTACAGCGGATACTCTAAAATTTATTCTTATGAAAGCGATGTTTTTCGTAGAAATACTAAACTAACTGCTGGGCAAAGAGTAATTTCCGACAATGAAGTAGATGTTTTACCATTAGACGATTTTAAAATCAAAAATGTAGACCTTATAAAAATTGACGCTGAAGGAACAGAAGGATTAATTTTGATAGGAGCTATGAAAACTATCAACAAATACAAACCTTTGCTATTAGTAGAGGTTGGTGCAAAATGCAATCGCGAACCTCTTCGTTGGATGCTTGAAGACGTTCTTGGTTATAATGTAATAAAAAGAAAACGCAGAGATTGGTTTTGCTTGCCGAAGGAAAAAAATGAGTAAAGGAAGTAAACGAAGACCTATCAAGATTCATCAGAACGAATTTGATAAACAATGGGATTTAATATTTGGAGGTAAAAATATGAAACAAACAATGGAGTCGCCTCATCTAGAGCATAAGCGTAGAGTCGAAATCTGTGATCGCGTTTCAACGCATTGGTCAACCAATGGTAAAAAAGAAGCAATAGTCAACAAGACGCAGAAAGGTTTTGAGGTAGATCTGTATGAAAAGAGTCGCTATATAAGAACAGTTGACTGTCATAATCATAGTTTGAACTGGGCAGAAGACGTTGCTGAAAATTGGGCATTAGGGGTATTGAATTGAAAATAATTATCGCGGGTTATGGACCAGTTGGTCAAGCAGTAAAATATGTTTTAGAAAAACGAAACGGTCTTGATGTTTTTATTGATGACCCCGCAAAAGATTATCACTACTACCGTGATGTAGAATTTGATCCAGTCGATGCCGTAGTCGTTTGTGTTGCGACTCCTATGCGTGATGATGGATCTTGTAATACAGATCATGTTGAAGAAGTGTTTCACAAATATGGCAATGTTAAGTATCTGATCAAATCTGCTGTTGATCCAGTGTGGTTGTGTGGCGAGACTCCTAACAGACTTAAAGGTATGCGAAAGAGCATTACCTATTCACCCGAGTTTCTGGGCGGTAGTAACATTCACCGAGAACCTACCGAAGAGTTTGAGAATCAGACGTTTGCAATCTATGGCGGCGATGACTGCCGTTTCTGGGATGAATTGTTTCGCCCCGTATTGCCTAAGCTAGACCAAGTTAAATATTGTACCCTTCAACAAGCGTCCTTTGCCAAGTATGTTGAGAATACGTTTCTTGCAACTAAAGTGACCTTCTTTAATGAGATGTATCGCATTTATAACAGCATAGGGTTCGAAGGGTTCGATCAAATGATTGACGCTATTACTATAGACCCAAGGATCGGGAGGTCGCATACTCAAGTTCCTGGTCCCGATAATAGATATGGATACGGCGGACATTGCCTTCCTAAAGATATGGCGGCGTTAAGATTTCTTTCTAATGATACACCGCTGTTAGACGCAGTAACAGACGCAAATGAGGAGTATAGGAATGCCCATAACAACTAGTTTTCAAACTGTAGAAAAAGCATTACTTGAATGGCACTATGATATAAAAGATCCAAACATGGATGGATTCTTTGGTTGGGGTCAGAAAAAGAAACTGTACCAAACTAAAAAATTGTTGGACAGTATTCTTTCTGATCCCGACCTCCCCACTTATGTAGGCGAAAAAGATTGGCTTGCTGAAAATGCCTAAAAAGAAAAAGTTTGTTCCTAAGAAAAAACTGACACTAGTCCCCGAACCTAATTGGGAAAAACTGAGTAAAGCAAAAACTGAAGACGATAAGATCGCTGCTTTTAAAGCGGCAGCAGATTATGTACACTTCGAAATATCTGACAGAGAGCAGATCCACTGGTTAAAAAAATGGATACGCGAATACTCTGACTGGGATATGCACGACGAAACTGTAATTATTCCCGACGTGTATCTAACTTCGTTTTCAAAGTATGGGTGGACTGCTATTAAACTTGGATTCATGCCGGATACGATTCGCGCTAGTTTGGAAAATTCCCTTCAACCTATTTTACGAAGAGCGAGATCGTTGAAGGATGCGAACACTACCGAGGCGATAGATCTACCTAAAGAACCTGATTACTTTTTACATCCCGAAAAGGTTAAGAAGTGGTTGTCTACTTGGAAGTTGTTCTTAGCAAACAACAAAAAAGATGAAGAGTCGCCAGAAAAAAAAATCAGGTTGCGTTATCAGTCTGCGCAAACTTACGTAACGAATATGCAAAACTATCTTCGTACGGGTATTTGGAATGATATGTGGTTTGGCGAGCAAAGAGAACATAGAATCCGCTGGGTATGTAAAGCAGTAGCATATGACAAGGATGGCATGGTAAAAAGAAACGCTGGCACTTGGTATCCAGATATTCGACGGGTATGGGAGAATAAGAATGAAACTTGATGGTCTAATGATTAACAAGGCAAAGTTTAGTAAGATGATCGAAGAAACTGTTGCCGAAAAATCTATTCCATATATTGATGCTATAGTGTATCTTTGCGAAAAGAATAATATTGACATTGAAGACTGTAAGAAGTTTGTCTCGCCTATTATTAAAGAGAAAATAGAAAAAGAGGCAAGAGAACTAAATTACTTACCAAGAAAGAAAACCGCAGGACTTTTTGATGAGGTATAAGAAACTATATCCTGATGATTGGGACGCGATTCAATCTGAGTTACAATCCTGGGCAAAAGTAAACCCACCACCGTTTCTTGTTGATGGTTGGTATACATTTAGTCAATGGCAGACAAGTAATTTTTCGTTAGACGAAATACCATTAACTAAAAACTGGTTGAAGGAAACCTTTGATAAATTACCTGACTACGTGTTGCGATTATGCCTTCCACCAAATTTTCATCTCGCTCCGCATAAAGATGAGGGGATGTCGCCAGCGATAAACGTTCCTATCTCTGGTTGCGTCGAATCGGTTACAGAATTTTATCAGTTTGAAGTTGAAGATGTACAACGTTTTGATTTAACGCCTGAAGAAAACCCTGAAGAAATACTTGCAGGATATTCTTTAAACCCCAGTTGCAGGAACTACGACGTTGTAGATCAATATATTCTAGATACTCCCGTTGCTTTTGACCAAAGTCTTTGGCACGGAGTTCAGAATGGAGAGCATGTCCGAGACTGTTTAAGTTTCAGATGGCATCCTCCGCAAGTACCGCGTGTACTATGGGATTGACTTCCCTAAAAAAATATGCTATTATAAATAGTGTTATATTATGAATAAAGTGGATAATACGAAAATACTAAAAATACACTGTAATACGAGGAAAAACATATGTCTTTTGCAGAACTAAAGCGCAATCGCGCAAATTCAATCGCCAAGTTAGTATCGGCGGCATCTAGTGACAACGGTCCAGAAAAAAAATCTTACGTTGACGAACGTCAATGGAAACCCACAGTAGATAAAGCAGGAAACGGTTACGCTGTAATTCGACTTCTTCCCGCTGCCGAAGGTAATGAACTGCCTTGGGTTCGCTACTGGGACCATGGTTTTAAAGGACCGACGGGTCAATGGTACATTGAGAAGTCTTTGACTTCTATTGGTCAATCTGATCCCGTATCAGAATCTAATTCCAAACTCTGGAATTCAGGCAACGATCGCGATAAAGATATTGCTCGCGAACGTAAGCGTCGTCTACATTATGTTTCTAACATTCTTGTAGAGTCTGATCCTGCTAATCCACAAAACGAAGGGCAAGTCTTTTTGTTCACTTTCGGCAAAAAGATCTTCGATAAAATTATGGATGTTATGCAACCACAGTTTGCAGACGAAGATCCTATCAATCCATTTGACTTTTGGGAAGGCGCTTCATTTAAATTGAAGATCCGTAACGTGGAAGGTTATCGTAACTATGACAAGTCTGAGTTCGCGTCAACTTCTACTCTTTCTGAAAACGAAGATCGCCTAGAAGAAATTTATGGTCAAATTTATGACCTCAACGAGTTTACTGATCCGTGTAACTTTAAGTCTTATGGTGAGTTGGAACAGCGTTTGAATATGGTACTAGGTCTGTCTGCTGGTGATGGCGCTGGTAACTATCCATCTCTAGATCAAGTCGAAGAACCTGTTGTGCGTAAAGTTGCGGCAGCACCAGAAATCGCAGCTGCTGATGGTGAAGAAGATGATGCTATGTCATACTTTGCTAAGTTGGCAGAGGAAGACTAATGTCGTCGACGACTCTAGTTAATTTTAGGATAGATGCAGAAACGCATAGAGCGTTTAAAATCTGGTGTATTGAAAACAATACTACTCTTGCTGATCATCTACGGAAAATGATAGATGATTCTTTGGATGGAAAGGCGTATGCTGCACCAAAACGTCCTCATAAAAAGAAAGAAGCAGATCTTAGTAACTGGTTAGAAGAATGGAATTAAGCGCGTGGGTTAATCGCCTTGGGTATCCCGCAAAGGGAGTGTAGTGTCGCGCTGTGATATGCACTTAAAACCACCAAAACGATTATAGGGCACCTTCGGGTGCCCTTTTTTATCTTAGCGCTGGAGTCCAAACACCTGTGTTCCATTGATCTAATATTGACCCTGAAGCAGACCTACTATCTACAGTACCGCTAGGTGATGGTGCTGAAACATTGTTGTTAGTAGTCACATTATTTACAATTGGTGCCTGCAAAGGCATTGCTTGCGCTGTTTCTGGGTCGAGTAATGCATCAGCAGCTTCTACTCCTATCGCACGACCACCGTAACTCCCTATCAGACCTCCAATAATAGCGCCAGTAAGCGTTCCTAAAATCGGGATAGGAATTGCAGTTCCTGCTGCTGCTCCTGCTATTGCTCCTGCTCCGAACCCACCCAAAGCGCCACCTGCTACTCCAGCAGTTTGAACGTTTTTTTCTCTGTCTGACAAACTTTCGCTTGTTCTAATTTGACCTATTTCATAACCTGCGAGTGCTACGCCGCCAACTGCAAATGCTTTACTCGCTCCACTCAATAATTTGCTGGAGAGTGAAGACGTTCCTCCTCCAGGAGTAGGAGCAGGTGTTGCTTTTGCTGGTTCATTAAAAACTTGCATTTTGTTTTTTGCTTCGTCTATCGCAAATGTTGCATTACCAGATTTCACTTGAACTTTACCATTATCCAATTGTTTAACAATCTGTGCTGTTTTTACTTGTCCTTTTGAATTTTGATATGTAACTGTTTTACCTGTTCTTGACGGAGGATTGGTAATAGCGGTAGTTGTAGTTTTATTTGATCGAGCATCTTTTACTGCTGTCGCGCCAGCACCAAATCCTAAAGCAGTTTGTGCTAAAGCTTTGGTGAAGGTATCCATGTTTACTTGATATCTGTCAAGACCTTCTAATAGTCCATCCATAAACGTATCAAATTTATTTTTATATTGATCAAAATTATCGAGAAACGATTTTAGAGCGCCAAGACTTGTAAGCAGTCCAGCAATACCGAGCAATGATTTAAGCATATTATTGTCTGTAGCTTTGCCAAGCATTTTACCGACGTTCGGCAATCCAAACCCTATCCCCCTTTTAGCACTGTTATTTTCTCTTTTAGATTCCAGCATCTCACCTCGTCGGTTAAACGTGTCTCTAAAAAAATCGTCAAATTTATCTTCAATGTGTTGCAAATGTTCATTGGTTTCGTTTTGACTTTCGGTAAGATCTGCTAATGATGTCATTGCTGTTTTTGTTCCTCTTTAACCTTTTCTAAATACTGATGAAGTAAAGTAAGATAAGCCTCTCTCTCCCAAGGTATCATATTATCTAACTCGGTCAAACTATACTTATGGTATTGCATTAAAGCAAAATTTGTTTTGTAATATGAAATCATGTTAGTATGAGAGAGGCATATTAAAAAAAACTTCTAATTCCTTGTAATTTATGTTCCTGTTCTTCGTTACATTGTCCACATTTAAAATTAACTTCTTTAGTAACAACTGGCATTTCAGATATAAAATCGTCAATTGATTTTAATTGATCCGATGTTAACGAATCTAAAAATGCTCGTATTTCTTCTGACGTTTCTTCTGCAAGAGGAAACCTTTCTTCTTTAGTACAGACTGCAGAAATAGAGTTAAACAAAAATTCTTCAACTATGTTTTCGTTATCGAAATCAAAATCGCTATAAGAAGGGTATTTCATTTCTAGAGAAACGTCTTTTGATATCTTAACTTTTGGATTTTTTTCTACCTCTTTACAATACGCCTCTTTGACATTTACTGTGATATCGTTATCGGTTTCGCAATGAGGGCAAGTTAATAAAATATCTGAACTTTCTCCAACGGAGACTGCCCTAATTTGCATAAACATATATTCCATATCAAAAGTAGTAAGAAATCTTGGGTCGAGTTTTGGTGTACAACATGAAACAACTGCTTCGACCATAGCATTAACGATAGATTCTAAATTTCCGCTTTCATTAGCGAGCATTAATACTTTTTCTTCTTTAACTAAGTAAGGTCTGTATCTAATTTTTTTTCCAGTTGATGGTATAACCATGCTATACTTTGGTGTATCATTCAATCGCGGTAACGCCATATTTTAATATCCTTATGTTATATTAATCCCTAATGCTTTTCCTACTCTGGTTTTAATTTTATCTTCGACTCCATCTCTTAGTTGATGTAATCCACCAGTTATTTCTCGTTCTATCTTAGAAAGCAAATTGTTGTCTTGTAATCCTACGCCAGACCAATTTTTATATTTGAAAGTTACAGTTATTTCTGACAGTCCATTTACCTGATCGTCTGCGAGCGTTTCGTAATTAATAATTTCTGGATACGCTTCATGTAGAGTACACACGTAACTGTTGCTTCCTGCTAGATTTAAATCTATTTCTATTCCATCAAAACCTATAGACGTGTCTATAAGATTTGTCCCAAAATTTAGAGGACCTAGATTAGTTAATCTTTTTTTAATAAATCCTGGCAAAGGTAAATTAAATTGTTTTTCAAAAAGCGGAACGTTTAATTCTTTTTTTAATTGACGTATTTCTATAGGTTTAACGTAGTCATCATAATAACCAACATAATGCTCAGTAGGATCCGGGGATTGCCAATTAGGTATCACTTTGTCCATCCACGTTTCAAAATATTTTCTTACTCCGCTATCGTTCATTACTCGAAAAGTCATAGTAATCGGCTGGAATATCATTCCATGTGCGACTTCAGTTGTACTCATGCCAATTTCTCTGGGAATTGTAGCGATATTGAAACTAGGTAGTTGCACATTTTTGCACAATAAATTTAAATCTCTAGGATCTTGTCCCGATTGTTCCCATCTTGGAAGTACAACTGAAAACAAATTAGATCTAGCAAATCCATTATGTTTAGTAATCTGCGATGAAAGTTGATCTATACTTGCTGGTTTACTAGCTGTCATTTATTATGCTCCTTGAATCTGCCCAAATTTTTGATTGGGATCCTCGCGACCATTGCGCGGTTGGTAGAAAAGTTGCAATTTCCCATTCTGGAGCGGGAACTTCTGCTAAGTTACCTTCAATATGAGCAGAAAGATAATGCTTGTAACAAGGTTTAAAATATTTCATCTTTGCTGCTTTTTTTAAATAATCGTATGAAACTGCAAATCTAGTGTTGTCGTTAAATTTTTTATCTGATGTAATGTCCATCAATCCGTCTAAAAATTTTGCTCGTAGAGTCATCGGTAAGTAATGAAGGTTCAAACCATGAAACCCGCCAGGAGCTTTTTGTACTGCAATGACTAAAGGAAAATTGTCCCAGTATGGAAGTGTTTCTCTTGTTTTAGGGTCATAAAAAAACATGTACATTCCGCCCACAGCAGAACGTTGCTTCTTTTTTAATTCGGGTTCGTTAAGTAATGCTCGGCGATTAGGTCGCGTTCCAGAAAGTTTATTGCGAAACCATGTCTGCGACTGTTTTGTACGCGGAGTTATTCCTGAACGGAACGCTTCTTGCTCTACTGTTTGAAAGAGATTACTCATGAATCTATTTATAACGAATTACGGAGATTGTTTCGTCTCAAGATTTTCTTTGCATTTAGATATTTTTTCGGCGTAAGGAATTTCTAATTCCGAACGAAATATTTTACCCGAATAACTTCTGTAGGTGTAATAAGTTTTCTCGATCGCAGGAGGTTGGGGATTTTCTGGCATGATCTTAACGGTGTTGTTTGCATTATATAGCATTTACAAATTTTCTATTAATCAGTTGAATCGATTAAAATAGGTTTCCATAATTTAGCGACTTTTTTACCTTTTTCTTGACTCGAAAGACCAGCTGCATCACAATGTTTACAAACTTCATTAGAATTTTTTCTATTAAAAATTAAAGATTTTCTTAGTTTATTTAATGATACTGAACTCTTCCAAAGTTCTGAAAAATCTGTATCGTTCACATTTCCAAAAGATCCCAAATTTCTTTCCCAATTATGACAACAAGCTCTGATACTTCCATCATAATCTATGAACGATTTACTAAGAGGATACCAACATGGGATAGGATTTATTTGTTTTACAGCAGGTCGTTTTCCTGTATAAGGATCCATTAATCCGGCGCGATCAAGATATGTTGGTGTTTTAAAATACCTTCGATAAAATTCTATGTCTATAACTCCAACTAAAGGTTTTATTTCTTTTACATACTTCGCTAATCTTTCGTCGTCGTCATAACAATCAATCAGAATAGATGTCAGACCAGTATTTTTTAAACGCTCTGCATCAAATAATCCATATCCTGGAATAGAACCTTTAACAAATCTGTCGCCGTTTGTTATTAGGTTAGACTCGCACTTAGGTAAATTCTCAGAAACATACTCAATCATTTCTAATATTTTTGGGTGTAAAAGAGGTTCTCCGTAACTACCAAATATAATAGTTCCGACATAATTGTTCTTTTTTAAATTATCAACAGTATTCTTAACAGTTTCTATGTCCATAAAAACATTATTATTAGGAAACAGTTCTTCGTTATGATGAGGGCACATCCAACATTTTCTATTACAAAGATCAGTAACATTAAATTCTACTGTTGTTAGTCCCAACAAAGATTCAGAATTCGCTGATTGCTCTTCAGATATATCTTTTGATAACTGATAATGGGGTTGTTTTTCTGCTTCAAAAATCCAATGCGTTCTATTTAAATCAATTATCGGATGATCCAACTCTGCAATGTTTACAAACTGTTCTCTAGTTAAAGATATGTGTAATTGTTGTGTGATATAATCGTCGCCCGGATATTTCATTTTTTTCTTTTATAAGGTTTCAATGGTTTTGTAGATTTAGGTTTAATGCCTAGTTTATCGAGTTCTATCTCAGTCCAGATCTCAAACTTCCAATTTCTATCTTCACTATATCTCTCAGCCGCGCTCCATTTATTTCTATTTTTTACATAAGTCAATCCTTCCGAAATATAACGTTTTGTTCTTCTTGAACCTTGCGGCGGAGCGGTTTCTTTTTTCGGTTTGACTTCTATTAATGAAGTTTTTTTATTAGACCAGGTTACTTTAAAATCTGGAAAATATCTATGCACTTTTCGATCCACTTCATAAAGATACGGAATAACAATTTCTTCACTAGACCACGAACTTACGGAAGTTGACGCGTCAAAAAACATCATACAGTATTTCTCCCAAAGACTGCGATAGAAAACCTGTGTATGATCGCCTTTGTATTTGGAGAGGTTTTTAACTCTATATTTTCCTGAATATGCCATGATCACTATAAATAAATGCAACATAAGTTATTTATTGGAAATATATATGGCGTTTGCTGATCCAGGTTCGGAAGAAAGAGTAGTTTCTAATCCAACTACTACGACAGAAGCAAAGACTCTCGAAGAATACAAAGAAGAAACGGATCTTCGAGATTTACAGTCTAGTAACAGAACTCCTAGAGATTATCAACAACTCTATTATCCGTTGGATATGCGAGGTAACTCGTATTTCCCCGGAAGTATAAAATTTCGTGCAAGACAATTAGAAAATGAAAATAATGTTAGCGGTTTGCTTTACGAAATTATTGATGGCATTTCTAAAAAAATTACAAATTTTGCTTTAGAAGAGCAAACCCAGAATGGGTTGGGAGTTTCTGCTGGCAATAACGAAGCAAAAGAAACTGGCGCAGAAGCAGAAAAATCAGAAAGAGAAATATCAACTGAAGTAAAAAATGAAGGGTTTTTGGAAGGAACTTTAAACTCTGTTGGCGACGCTTTTTCCGATTTCTCAGATTGGGTGTCTGGTCCTATTAGCACAAATTCGTTTCGAGATACTTTGTTAGATGACGGAAAAGACATGGGTTTTGTTAAACTTCCTCTTCGTCAATCACTACAATTTACTGATAGGTTAGATTATCAAAATGCAGATCTAGGATTAATCAATGGCGGGATCGAAGCAGGTATTAGCGGTGGGGGCAGCGCAGTAGGTAATTCTGTTAAAGCAATTTTGCAATCTGCAGGCGGGTTTTTAACTGGTGGTCCTTCGCCTGAAGTTTCTGCAATTCTTCTTAAAGGATTACAAACAACTGGGTTGCCGTCAACTGGTCTTTCTTCGGCAACAAGAATTTCTAATAACCCCAATTCTCGAACTTTGTTCTCAAATTCGGTGATAAGGACTTTCGCATTTAGTTTTTCTTTAGTTGCTAGAAGCTCTAGAGAAGCAGAAGAAATTAAAAAGATTATTAAATTTTTCCGAGTTGCTGCTTATCCAGATTTAATAGATTTAGGAAACGTTCCTGTTGGTTATATTTTCCCAGATTTATTTGATATTTTTATTGAATATCGCGGGAAACCTATTGCAACTAAAATTTTGCCTAGTTATTTGACATCCATAGATATTACATACAACACGCCAACAACAGGAATGCACGCCGACGGTAATTTCTCTGAGATCGGTCTTAATCTTACATTCAGTGAAGCATTCGCGTTGAATCGAGCGAGAATCGCACAAGGTTACTAATATGTCAAAATATTTTAAAAATTTTAAAACGGACCGTTATCGTTTTGGCGACGAAAAATATGGAGTATTGTTTCAAAGACTTTCGACTTATATTGATGTTCTTGATCGGGTTCAAGATAATTTAAGCGTATATACTAATACTACTGTTCTATCAAACGAGAGACCGGACACTTTGTCGTATAGAATTTATGGAACGACTGATCACTACTGGACGTTTTATTTAATGAACGAAAAATTAAGAGAACAAGGTTGGCCTCTTACTGATAAAAGAATATACGAAAAATCTGAAGAAATTTATAACGGGTATTTTGGAAGATTAGAGTTTGCTGATCTTAGCGCATATAGCACATTAATGCAACAAATTTCTTCTCTGTATCCAGTAGGCGAATCCGTTAATTTAGTTACCAGCGGCGCATCAAAAAGAGCAGCAACAGTTAAAAGTAAAAATTTACAAAACGCAGAAATATATTTTACTTCTTCTGCTATTTTAAGTTCAGATACTATAGTATCCGTTGAATATGCCGATACCACTAACAGTTATAATTTTAGTGCTTTTGATTTTGAATTCAATGGAACGCATCACTATGCTAAAACCGGATCTGTAGTAGAGTATGATTTGGTTGATGACCCGACTGACCCAGGAACTCCTGTCACTTTCCAAGAAAACTTCGTTGCAGTAAATGAAGATGTGAGAGAAATAAGAATAATCAAACCTGATGAAATCGAAAGAGTTGTCGGCGAATTTAAAAGACTTGTGAGTTAAAATGGAATCCGGAACATATCATTTTTGTACAAAAGCCATATTATCGGGAACCATTCTAGAAAAAGTTGGAATAGAAGTAGATATCCTTCCAAATATTCTAGAGTTTGAATTTTATGAAGATATTCTAAATCCGTTTGTTCATGCTTCGATAAGTTTGATAGATGATTTTGGATTGAGGCATGCTGTAAACTTACAAGGCACTGAAACTATTACCATAGAGTTTGTCGAAAAATTAGAGGAACAAAGGGTTTTATTTGAAAAGAAATTTTATATTTCTCGTATAGAAGCGAACGCTCCTATCAACGATAGATCAGACGCTATAGTTTTACATCTAGTTGAAGAGCATGTAATAATCAATGCAGTAAAACAAATTAGTAAATCGTACACTGGATCTTTCGAACAAATTATAAAATCTATTTCTGAAATTGAATTGGGTAGAAAAATAGCATATAAAAATTTTAAACCTTCTGCACAAGGACCAAGAAAAGTTGTAGTTCCATATCTAACACCAATCGAAGCGATATGTTGGTTGCGAGATAGAGCTTCTTCTAAATCTGGGTTTCCTATGTTAGCGTATTCGACATTGTTTGGTAATGATATTATTATAGAAAATATGGAAGAAAACCTTACTTCAACTGTATTAAATCCAAAGTCTCCTCTACGACACACATCAGGAATGCGAACATCGCAAGACATTGCTGCTAGAAAAATTTATGCTATAGAGGGGTTCGAGGACGTAAACTCTGAAAATATGTTGCATATGATAGAAACTGGAACAATTGGTTCGAGATTTTCTGTGACAGATATAAACACTGGAGTAACGACTAGAAAACATTATTCTATTAGAAATATTGTAGATGAAATGTCGATAAACGATTTAATAGAAGGTAAATTTACTTACAATTTATTTGATCCATTACTTAAAATAGGCGATTCGTTATATGATTTATATGACGCGAATAATGTACATCAAATCAATACAACGAGAACGTATCCTCAATTCAAAAACTATCATGATGAAAGCAATGGTCAGACTTCATTAAAATATAAACAACAAATGATTAAAAATATTTTAAATCGTAATACCCTTAAGTTAAAAATGGACGGATTTTTATTTTTCGCGAAAAATATTAGTGTAGCAGATAAACTTCGTTTGTTATTTTTAAACAGCGACGCTTCTGCTAATGGAGTTGATGTTAATACTACAACAGATCACAGAAGATCTGGTGATTATATTATTACGTCTATTAAAAACAGTATTTCTAAAACAGAACACAGCGTGGTGTTTTCGGGTTGTAAAGTAAACGATCTTCCTAAGACCGGAAACCAATTATGACAACGGGACCATTAAGACCAATAAATTACATGTACTACGGCGATGAAACGCGATGGTTTATAGGTACAGTAATTAATGCCGTCCCTCCAGTAGGGTTTGAAGGAAGGGTTCGAGTTCGTATTCATGGAGTTCATGATCCGGAAACTTCTAATGTTCCTGAAGTCGATTTGCCTTGGGCGCAAGTAATGATTTCTGCTACTGAGGGAGGTTCTTCTGGAATAGGTAGGTCGCCTCAACTACTAGCTGGCGCGCAGGTTTTTGGTATTTTTATGGACGGTAGGCATTCTCAAGTGCCTTTGGTTATGGGCGTAATTCATCGAGACGAATTTCCATCAGATTTACAAAAAGGCGTCACGTTTACCAGCGAAACCTCTTACAATAAACAACAATCGAGACTTCAAAATGTAATAGTTGAAAGACTACGAGACGACGAACTGGAATCAGCGGATATTACATTAAGAAGACTTCAGGGAATGAAGTTCTTTATTGACAACGGATATTCTCCATTACATTCTGCAGCAATAGTTGCTAATCTTCAAACGATGTCTAATTTTAAACTGCTTACGGTAGATAATGATCGTGTAGGAATTGCTGGATGGTTAGCAACAGGAAAACGATTTAAGAATTTAAGAGAGTTTGCTATTTTGTACGAACCTCCTGCGACAACTTTGTCATATTCATTGCAACTTCAGTTTGTTTTGTATGAACTCAGAAATGATTTACTCCTTGCTAATAAATTGTTGTTGCAATCAAATGAAATAGAAGAAGCGACGAATATAGTCTCTAAATACTATACTAAATCAAATAAAAATGCTATTTCGATAGCAAAACAAGCATATCACGAGGTATATCAATAATGGCACAAAGAGACGTCGACGGTGGCGGACCTATAACGCCCCCTGTACCCAAATGGCAGTCATTCGTAGATAAAATACAAGGAGATGCTAAAACATCATATAATGATGTTGCTAAGAGCGCCGCCTTTTCTGCCAACGACCTAAAAAATTCTAGAGAAACATTGATCAATTCGGTATCTGGAGAAATTAAAGGCGGCATACAATCTCTTAGATCGGAAGCAGACCAATTTAAAGATAAACTTAATAACACGACTGCAGAAGGTTTAATAACCGATGGCGTTAATAGTTTAAAAAACATGGCTAAAACAAAAGTTAACGATCTTGTCGCCAGTACATTAACTTCTAAACTCGGCGCAAAACTTAGTGTCAATTTTATTGAAGACGAAAGAGGAAACCTTATAGTAGACGAGGCGTCGTTAGTTCCTGACGGTAACGATACAATCGCTAGTATTTTAAAAATATTAACAGGACTTTCCGGAGGAACGACTTCTCTTCAAAAAATAGTTACTGATACTGCGACTTCTCAAGTTAAAGCACAAGTAACCAATTTAGTGGGGAAGGTCGGATCTAAAGCTTCTGCTGCAGCTGTAAAAGAAGCAGCAAAAGAAGCAATTAAAGACGGTAAAGATGCTTTTGCTGCGCAGTCTTTTACCAATGTTAACAATACGTTTTTTTATGATTCGGCAAATACTGGAATTAATGGGGCTGCAGGCGCGCCTATACAAGTTACTAGAAATATGCAAGATGCAACAGATTTTAAAAATTCTGTGTTAGCAGAGATAGATAAACAGGAGGAAGACGTTTCTATAGTAGTTCCTGCAGAATTAGAAATTGAGTATGATGAAGAAGGGTTTAAAAGAGATTTAGCGGAAATGACTGGAAAAGACGGTCAAACTGTTTTTAATTCAATTAACGACAAAGATGATTCTTTAGATATTTTGGCAAATGAGACTACTAGATATTCAAATAAAATTTCTGCAAAATCTAACAACCCAGAACTAGGTTTATTAGAAGGGATTAGTACCTTTTTATTTACTGACGCGTATGAGATAGTTCGAGAAATAGCGCCAGATATTCCTACTGATGTTCTTCATAAAGTTGTGGCGTTATCGCAAGGAGACGCTGCTGATTTTTCTACCGCAGTTAGATTAGTCGACAAATTTAGTTCCAGTGATTATAATACTATAACAACAACTTTGTTACAAGTAAATACTAGTATCTCTAATTCAACAAAAGAAGAAATACAAGAAAAGGTTTTTTCCGACCCTATACAAATTGGCGAAAATAACGATTTTTCGTATATTTCTTCGGTCGAAGAGTTGCAGGCTGAATTTAGTCTAATAAACAGAGACATAGATAAAATAATTGTTCATTGGACAGAAACGCATACTAACAGAAACATTGGTTCAGAAGAAATAGATAAGTGGCAGGAAGGAATAGTCTATAATTTGATTATAAGAAGAGATGGGTCGATTCAAAGAGGGTTGCCGTTTTCAAAAAACGGAAATCACGCTCCAGGACACGATCAAAATTCTCTAGGCGTTTGTTTTGTTGGCGGTATTAACGCTCCAACAGGAACCCCGAATTATGAAAATTACATATCTGCTGCTTCACTAACACGTTCTCAGTTAAATTCGTTCGACCACATATGTAAAGCGTTCTATGCTTATTATCCTGGCGGTACTATAACAGGACATAATGAAGTGGACGAAACGCAGGAAGATCCGGGATTTGATGTTTTAGATTATGTTTTAGCGAGATTTGGTAAAGACGAAGAATTAGAAAAAACGCCTATCTCTAATAAAACAAATAATGGTGGTTCTATTGGATCAGTTTCTGAACTAACTACTCTGTCGACTACTATTTACACCGAGACAGCAGAAGGTAGCGTATTAGAAGAAACAGTCGAGCGTTTTAAAAAACAAGGTGGCGGTGATGACTAATACTACTGATTCTATAAAAGAAAGAGAAGAAAAATTCGGACCAGAAATTGACACCAGTCCAGGAGTCCCTATAGACGGATTTTCAGATCCTAATGGAGAATATCCTAATCGAGAATATTTTTACGGTTCTGGTATATCTAAAGCGGCGAGAGGAGAAAAAATTAATGTTTTATATTCTGGCGGCGGCGACTTGGGCGTCGACGTCAGCGTGTCTGAACAAAAACCTTCTCAATATCCGTATAATCAGGCGCAAGAAACGCAATCGGGTCATTCTTTTGAAATGGACGATACTCCTGGCGGCGAAAGAATTTTAGTTAAACATAGAACTGGCGCAGGAATAGAACTTCGCGCTGATGGCAGCGTTATAATTTCTTCTAAAAGCAAAAAAGTATCAGTTACCGGCGGAAACGAAGTTGTTATAGTCGAAGGCAAAGCAGATTTAGTTTATAAAGGCGACGTTACGCTAAGAGTTGAGGGCGATTTTAATGTCGACGTTGAAGGTAATTATAATTTAAATATTGCTGGCGATAAAGTTGAAAACATTAAAGGAAGGCATAAAAAAGTCGTCGATAAAGATCAAAACTATACTATCCGAGGTTCCAGAGGAACCCAAGTTGGTAATGTAAATACAGAAACGATTTTGGGAACCAACAATTTTCTAGTAAAAGGAAACCAAAATTTTTATGTAGAAGGTAATATTGAAATGGCGGCTGGCGGTGATTTAACTCAATCATCGACAAATGAATGGACTGTTTCTGCTAATGTTGCGAATTTAACAGCAAGAACAGTTTCTATGCTGGGGCATAAAGGAACGTTTGGCGGACTTTTATGTGATTTCCAAGGAAAACATTTTGGCGGTCTTCCTTTAGGATTAACTAGTACCGCAACTTTTTATGGAACGTTATTAGGAAAAGCAAGCGAAGCAGTACATTCAGATATGGCGGGGTTTGCATACATGGCGGCTTTTGCTTCTACTGCTGGTGTAGCAGCAGTGGGAACGCCAGTCCCAGTACCCCCCGTTCCTGGGATTACTCCTTTTCTTCCCACTCCAAGTTTGAATATTCCTTCAGCGCCGATTATTGAAGCGCAGTTAATGACTACGAAATACGGTATAAGAAACGTTTCGATAGATTCTAAGTTAAGAGAAAAAATTGAGTTGAGAGACGAGTATTTTAATGCTTTTAATTTTGTTCCTAACGTACATCAAGTTCGATCTAAACTTAGAGACCCGCAGTGGAGAAAAAATTCAAAATTAACTGCAGTATTGGTATCTGAAGGGAGATTAGGCGCTGGATTTGCCAAAACGATTTCTCCTAAAATAGGAAGAACTGTTGGTAAAAAAGGAACCGTAAATTTTGGCGTAAATTTAATCGGCAACAATCCTGCAGATAATAGAAGTAAGAGATTTAAAATATTATGAAAATTTCAGTTGACCCGAAATACGACCTAAGAAACCAATCTGAAATATTGGGAAGTACTTCTTTAGCAGATGGAGTAACTTGTTCTAAATTTTTAGGATCTAGGGGATCCAGAACAAATTTTGATAGATTGTATAACAAGTCTTTTGATGGACCCGCAGATCGGTTAGAAATAGCAAATTATCTTTATTTGCAAACGCAAATTTACAAAATGGCAACAGAATATGTAAATTTTGCGAATCATAGAGTAATTATCTCTGATGGTGTGTATGAACCTACGCCATATTTCGTAGAAAGTTCATATGCTGGCGAAACTCCGAGTGCAAATAGTATTAACGATTATCGTAGAATCGGAAGAGCGATAGGTTATCAAATTATAGACAAAAAAGGAAAATCTGACCCAGTTGCTTCTTTTGATTTAGCAGTTTTTTGGAAAGATTATGCTAATTACGATAAATTAATTTTAGAGTATGATACCTATAACGTTGATGGTAGTATTACGGGAACAGTTTTTATAGTATTACCAGAAATCTCTTCTTTGGACGATGATATACGTTACTCTAAATTAATTGAAACAATTTACAATGGTGAGTCACAAAGTAAATCAGATTTGCAAGAAATCTTAGAATAAACTTATAAATAAAAGGAAAAGGAATTTCAATGGCTAAATTGCTATCTACAGAAGATGGAAATCTCTCTAGTAGCATTAGAATAACGACAGAGCAAAAGTATAAAGACATAGATTTGACTCTTTCGACGTTTTCTGATACCGGAGAAATTTATTTAAAACGAGACGCAGCGGCAGTAAAACAATCTGTAAAAAATTTACTATTGACAAACGCATACGATAAACCGTTTAATCCAAGATATGGCGCAAATTTACAGGGATTGTTATTTGATTTAAGCGAAGGGAACAGTGATTTTGAAATCAATGAAAGAATTACAAAAGCAATCAATATTTATGAACCAAGAGCGATAATACAAGAAGTAAGAGTTAACTCTTCCCCCGAGCGTAATGTTGTAAGAGTTAGAGTAGAATTTAAAGTTAAAAATTTAGCGTCTACTGAAGTTATAGAAACTACAATTTCAAGGTTAAGGTAATGGCAACTACTATTAAATCTACAGCATTAGATTTTACATCAATAAAAAATTCTTTAAAAGTTCATCTTCAGAACAGTTCCGAATTTGGAACCTCTGATTATAATTTTGAAGCTTCTGGGTTGTCAAGTTTACTTGATGTTTTAGCGTATAATACACATTATAATGGTCTTATTGCAAATTATGCACTAAATGAATCATTCCTTAGCACTGCTCAACTAAGATCTTCCGTCGTTGGTCTTGCTGGATCGATTGGATATTCTTCTGGATCAAAAGTTGCTTCAAAAGCATTAGTTAATCTTAGAATTACTGGCGGACCAGCGGATACTACTATTACTTTACCAGCGTATACCACTTTCAGTACATCTATAGGTAACAGCGCGTTTATTTTTCAAACATTAGAAACATTTACTGCTATAAATGATGGCAGTAACAATTTTGATTTTAAAACTTCTACAGGATCTGATAATGTTCCGATTTACGAAGGAACAATAAAAACTAAAAGTTTTATCGCAGGACCATACTCAGAGCAAGATATTTTTGTAATACCAGATAACACTTTAGATTTGGATACAGTGATTGTTAAAGTTTATGAATATCCTGGTTCTTCTTCATATACCACGTATACTAGTGTTAATGATGCCACGAGCATATCCTCGACATCTACGATTTACATTATTAGAGAAGCGCCAAATGGATACTATGAACTTTCATTCGGTAATGGATCTAATCTGGGTCAAGCGCCTGCTTCCGGCGAAAAAATTGAGGTAACTTACCTTTCTACTGCAGGCGCTTCAGGAAATCAAGCTCGTACTTTTCAAAACGGAACTTTTAACCCAGGATCTTATTCAGTAGTTCCGACCGTTGTTTCCGCTTCGTCTGGTGGACTTGAAAAAGAAGGTATAGAATCTATTCGTAAAAACGCTCCGTTTTTATATGCTGCACAAAACAGAATGGTTACTGCAGAAGATTATGCAGCGCTTGCACAAAGAAATTTTTCGGGATATATTCAAGACATAAAATCTTGGGGTGGAGAAGATAATATTCCTCCAAGATATGGAGCAGTTTACCTTTCAATTGATTATTTTAATGGGGTTGATGTATCCACACAAGAATTTGTTCAAAACGGAATAACGGATTTAGCAGAAGATTTGTCTGTTGCTTCTTTTGATGTGTTTTATACTAAACCTGTTATTACTTACTTAGAAACAGAAACGTTTTTTCAGTTTAATCCTAAATTAACTGGCGAAACCGAATCTACTATAAAATCAAATGTTCGTTCAGCAATTTCTACATATTTTACTTCGAGTACAGGAACTTTTGATAAAACGTTTAGAAGGTCTAATATGTTGACAGTTGTTGATGCTGTCGATCCATCAGTATTATCTTCTCGTTCTAATATTAAAATGCAACAAAGAAGGTCTACTAGCAGTAATGATTATGATCAACCTATTTTGTTAGGGACGACTAAAGATTATTCTTTTATTTTTGCTGCGCCTATAGAGCCTGGGAAGTCGGATAGTTATACCATAACGTCAACAAATTTTGTATATGCTGGGCAAACATGTTTTTTAAGAAATAAATTAGGATCAACTGATTTACAAATTATATCTTTAACAACAGGGAAAACTATTGTTAGTAACGCAGGAAATTATGTTCCGGAAACGGGTGTTGTAAACATTGTTGGTTTCAATATTACTTCATATCTTGGTAGTTACTTGGCAATTAAAGCAATTCCTGATAATCAATCAGCGATTACGCCATTAAGAAATAACATTTTGGAGCATGACAATAATTTATCTACTGTTTCTACAGTCGTTACATCGTCATTATAAATAAACCTTATTTAAGAGAATAATAGTGTCTACTGGAGCAACTACTAATAATTTTACTAACAATGTATTCGAATTGTTAGATAGCGATTTGTCATCAAATAATCGTTATTATATCGCTTTCGGATCAAACGATTTGTGGGTCGGAGATCCCCCTAATGCAGTAGGATCTATTAGAAATTCGCATTTAGTTAGGCAAAGATTACATTCATACAAAAGATCAACTCTTGCTTCTTTTGTAGTTCCTCGAGTCAATTATGATAACTCAGGAAGCACCTCATATAATGCATATGATGACAACGATCCAAGTCTAACTAATTTTTATGTTTTGACAGATAACGACGAAGTTTTTGTATGCATACAAAAACCCGATCCAAACAGTAGTCAACTTTCGACGATAAAACCGACTACTGCAGCACAAGCATTGGTTCATCCTTATAATCCAGCGAGATCGTACAAAACTTCAGATGGATACGTTTGGAGATTTTTGTATAAATTGAGCAATCTTGCTAAAGAAAAATTTTTGACAACAAATTATATGCCTGTTAAAGTTATTACTTCTTCTAATCCTACTATTACAGAAGAAATTCAGCAAAAAGCATTACAAGATAGCGCTGTGAGTGGAGAAATTATTAATTTTGTTGTCACTGGTTCAGGAACAGGAAACACCCTAGGAAACGCCAATCCGCTTACTGTAAACGGAGGTGGTTTCGGTAGCGGCGCAGATTTTTTTGCATTCGGTAACTCTGGCGGAGAATTAATTAAAATTCATATAGATTCTGATGGTTCCGGATTAATAAAACATGGTTCTGGATATAGGTCAGCAGTCGTTTCACCAGATAATCCTGGCGCTTCTTTTACTGCTCGATCAGTTTTTGGTCCCGTGGACGGTTTAAATTCTAATCCATTACTTTCTTTAAACGCTGACAATCTAATGATTACTGCTGAAGTACAAGACGAAGAAGGATCAGCAGATCTTTCTATTGGATCAAGATTTCATCAGGTGGCATTAATTAAAAATCCAAAAGACAGCGATGATAGCTTTATTACCCTTGATGCCGCTAATGCTCTTAGAAAACTTACTGTTTCGAGTTTATCAGGAATTACTGTAAATGGAACTATTACTGGTCAAACTTCCGACGCAACAGCTCTTGTGGTAGACACGGTTTCTGGTCCGCCCAACTATGTCTACTATGTACAAAGAGATTCTGATGGTCTAAAACCGTTTCAAATTGGCGAATCATTAGGGTCTCAAACAGTAACCGCTGAAGGTCCGGGGGCGGTAAATCCTTTTACAGGAGAACTTCTATTTTATGATAATGTAGCGACCGTAGTCCGACAATCTTCACAAACTGAAGATCTAAAAATTATTATAAATTTATCTAAATGCACATAGGATAAAAAATGGCAACCAACAGAAATTCGACAACCTTTTCATCAACATACAAAGACGATTGGTCTAAAGACGATCATTATCATCGCATTTTGTTTAATAATGGTAGAGCTCTGCAAGCAAGGGAACTTACCCAGATGCAGACTATTATTCAAGAAGAGATGGCAAGTTTTGGAAGAAATATTTTTAAAGAAGGTAGCGCGATTTCTGGTGGCGTGCCAAGTATCAATGCACAATATAGATTTGTGACTTTATCTGGATCTCCAGATTTATCTACAGTTCAAGTTGGTATGATCTATACTAATGGTGTTCAAAAAGCAAGAATTTTAGAAGTAGATGACGCCAACGACAAACTTTTTGTTGGTTATGTTGACAATGGCGGGTCTGCTGTTTCTTCTTTTACACAATTTATAAATTTAGATACAATATCAGATCAAGGCGGCGTTGGTCCTAACCTTACCGTTTCTGGAAATGGGTCGGCAGTAAAGTTTACGATCGAAGAAGGCGAATTTTTTGTATCCGGTCATTTTGTACACAGCAGTCAACAATCTATTATACTAAATGCTTCCAGTCCTATAGCAAATAAAACTGTAGGATTTAAAGTTGAAGAAAAAATTATTACTGTAGATGATGACGCTGACTTATATGACAATGCAGGAGACACTGTTAATAATTCTTCTCCAGGAGCAGATCGTTATCAACTTCTATTAACTCTTACAACAGAAGATCAAATTGCTGCCGACGAATCTTTTGTATTCGTCGCTAAAGTTGAAAATTCTACGATTACTGAAGTTGTAGATTTAAATGACTCGTATAATCAGATTGAAGACATGTTGGCTCAGAGAACTTATGAAGAATCGGGCAATTATGTAATTAAACCCTTTACGCTTAATTTTGATGAGTTTAACGATCAACCCGATTCAGATATGTCATTAATGGTTTCTGATGGCATTGCTTATGTCAACGGTTATCGAGCAGAACAGCAGTCTCCAACAAAATTAATTATTCCAAAACCTCAAGAAACTGAAACAGTTTCGGAAGAGGGCATAGCAGTATCTTATGGAAACTATTTTATTATTGATAGTATTACTGCGATGGGCGCAGACGCTGGAAATCTTTTCGGCAGTAACTCTGGTAATAAAAATCATTATAAATTTTCATTGACAGGACCTACCGGAACATGTCATTTGAGGTTCTTAGAATACAGACAGGGTAAGATAAGAGCATACGTATACGGGATTAAACTAGCTTCGGGAAATCTTGCTGATACTACTGCATTGGTAAACTCCTCTTTAGGAATTACGCTTTCTGTTGAACAAAACACTCAAGGCATCACTACTTTGTACGAGTCTAACAATAATAATGCGTTCGAATTATTGCCTAGAGTAAGACCCGCTACCATAGGATCGCCGGATACAACTATAATTAGATCTCTTTCTACTGGCGCTCTAGGATCTACTTCCTATAGTCTTCCCGCCGTAGCGGACGGATCTTATGTAAATCCAGATAATTGGATAGTATATAATAACACAGATAATGCAGACGAAACAACGACCGCTAATATTAATTTGACGAGTAACGCGATTAGTAATTTAACTTCAGGAAAAGATTATGTAGTCGTTTTTATGGTCGAGTCGACCTCAAGCAATAATCAGGAAAGAGGTAAAGGTCTTTCTTCTACTACTATTACCACTTCTTTGACTATTGATGAAAATGGCACAAGATATGTACCCTTGGGTCAATATGACATTTATAGCATGGATTCTGTTCGATTTATAGATGCTACGGGATCAATCGCAACACCATATTTTAGATTAGATAACGGACAAAGAGACAACTACTACACTAAGGGTAAATTGATATTAGATTCTGATGTAAATTGGAATGGGAATGTTTATGCCAATTTTAAATATTTTACTAGAACTCTTTCTAACAACGATAAGTATTATAGCGTAAATTCTTATCCTTTAAGTATCGGATATTCTGGTATCCCTAGTCATAAATTAGCAGACGGTACAGTTTTGCCGCTGAGAAACGTTTTAGACTATCGACCTGATTTTGACGAAGACCTTGATTCTGTAGTTACTTCTACTGTATTCCCATTTCCTAAAAATGGTACGAATGTTACAGCAGACGTTAGTTATTATTTGCCACGCGCTGATAAAGTTTTAATTACACAAGAAGGCGATGTACAAGTATTAATGGGACAACAAGCGCAGAATCCGCAGTTTAAGAAAACGCCCGACAATTCGTTAGAACTTTATAAGATTATTTTTAATGCAAATACTATTGATGAAAATGATTTGCAAGTTACGCCAATAGAGCACAAACATTATACTATGGGCGATATTGCTAAGATCGAAGAGAAATTAGATCGCCTTGCTGATTTCACTGAATTTAGTTTGTTAGAATTAGAAGCAAAATTGACTCCGGAATTAGATAGTGATGGAGTTGAGAGGGCAGAATCTGGTATTCTAGTAGACGATGCTCAAGATCAAAAGTTGTCTGATGTCTCTTCTCCAGATTACTGCGCGTCAGTAGATCCTGATTCTAAACTGTTTAGACCTTGTTTCGATGAAGATAATGTAAGATTAATTTTTGACGCTGATAAAAACCCAACGGCAAATAATGTTATCCGTAAAGGCGACTTAGTAATGTTGAATTTTGATTCAGCGTCTTGGATATCACAACCTCTAGCGTCTAGATCTGTTAATGTTAATCCAACTGGAAAAGTGGACAACATAGGTTGTTTAATGCTTTCTCCTTCTAGCGATGAATGGAAAAATTCAAAATATGACGCTAGTTATGCTCTGCCAGGAGCAAGTCGAATAGACGTCAAGCAAGCAAGATTATGGAATAACTGGCAGTGGAATTGGGCGGGAAGAGTCATTGAAAACGAACACGAAGATGTTGGAGATGATTTTATTCCTTCTAATCGTCAGTATGGCGCTTTCGGTAGAAAGTCTTTAGTAGAGCGCGAAAGATATAACTCTGAACGCGAAAAACGCTCAAGTAGATTAAGGACTGGACGATCTGTTAGAAGATTAATTAGCACAGATACTTTTAGAGAAAGAGTTGGTAATAGAGTAGTCGATTTGGCGTTGATTCCTTGGGTTCGTTCTCGTTTAATACATTTTAAAGCAATGGGTTTAAAACCCAATACAAAACATACTCCTTATTTTGATGGAGTAGATGTCGCTAACTTATGTAGAGATGAAGGGTCTGGTGGATTTGTACGTTGGTCTACAAATAAAACAGAATACGGAAACAAATATGATAATTTGAATTCTCGTCCGACTGATCTAGGAGCAAGTAGCGACCTTGTTTCTAATTCTCAAGGTGTTATAGAAGGTTCTTTTTGGTTGCCTAGTGTTAGACCAACTAAACCAATTCCTACTCTTGGTGTTGTCGCGGGAGAAGTTTCCGCAGGCAGAAGATTTAGGGCAGGGACTAGAGAGTTCAAACTTATAGACGCTTCTGCGCAAGATATCAGAACCGCCGATAGTAAAGCGGTTGCATACTATACTGTAAAAGGTGCGTTACCGATTAAAAATCAAAGTGTTGTTTCTACTCGATTTGGAGAATTTAGTTATAACGTTCCTAATGCGTCTTTGAATGTTTACAATACTTATGAAATTAGAGACGAATTGGATAACATCCCTTCAGACAATATTAGGGTTGAAGAACCGCATTTATCGGGTCAGTGGGGCGCAGAAACTTCAGCGATTGTTCCTGCTACAGTATCTAATTTATCGAGCGTTGTTAGTGACTATATTAACGTAAACCAACTTTTATATGGCGGAACAACTAATCTTCCGACCGTAGGACCACAAAAACCTTTAGCGCAAAGTTTTTACGTTGATAATCCTTTTGGCGCAACCATGGTTGACGTCAAATTGTCGTTCAAGAGTAAGGATACTGTTTTACCCGTCTCTATTCAAATACGACCAGTAATAAACGGCAAACCATCGGAAACTAATATTGTTCCTGGTTCGTGTGTATTTAAACTTCCGGCAGAAATTACTACTTCATCTGATGCTTCTTCTGAAACATCTTTTGTCTTTGAAGAACCTGTTGTCTTGAATGCTTGGACGCAATATGCCATCGTTGTTATGACGCAATCCACTGAATATGATCTCTGGACTGCTAAGACTAGAGATTTTGTAGTAAACGGTAGCAATAACAGAATAGTTTATTCTAGAGGCACGCTAGGTAGTATGTTTTTGCCGCAAAACGGTAGGTTATACAAAGGCGAAAAAGATCAAGATCTTAAATTTACAATCAATCGCGCGAAATTTACTCCAAAAAATGCTACAGGCACTTCGACTACATCAAGGATCGGCGGAGCGAATGGTAGCGTAATTCTTAGAAACGCTAATGTTCCAAGAAAACTTTTAGAGTTGAATCCATTTAGAGTTTCGAATGGTTCTAGTGAAGTTTATGTTAAACATCCTTGTCACGGATTCCACCCTGGAGATTCTTGTCACATTACTGGCGCTAATAGTTCAATCGGTGGATTGACGGTTAATGGCGCTCAAACTGTTTACAGAATAGATGGAGAAGGGTTTACGTTCAAGCCAGGCGGTAATGCTTCGACTGATGCAGTAGGCGGCGGCGAAAACGTTTTGTCTGATAGAAATATTCAGTATAATATTATTATGCCTTATGTGGAGCAGCTTGTTCCTAATCATACATCAACCGATATTTCTGCAAAATATACTACTGGCGCATTGATTACTGAAAATAGTAGTAGTAAATATACTACACAGGTAACTACTGCGTCAAATAAATATAGTAGAGTTACTCCAGGATCCAACGTTTCTTTTAACGATCGTCCTAGAGTTATTGCAAATCCTGGTATTCAAGCGACTTTCGATGGAGGAAACGGAGCATATTCTGGATTGGTCAAAGTGGATCTAAAAAGCGGCAATGATTATGTTTCTCCGATTATTGATCTTCAAAGGTGTTCTTTATTTTTAATAGAGAATTGTGTCGAAGATTCTGATGGAAGGGCGTTTTATCCTGTTCCAGAGACTTCGCCTAATTCGGGGGCAAATGGTTCTAGACACATTACTACGCCAATAACGGTTGCGACTGAAGCGGTGGGTTTTGTATTACAGAACTTGTATTCTACTCCTTCTGGGACTGATTATGATATGTATTATAGAACTGCTCAATCTGGTGAAAATATATACAATAAGCCCTGGAGATATTTAAATCCTACCGATCCACTAGTTAAAGGCGAGCGATATCAAGAAGCTCATTTTCTTGGCGGTGGAGTAGCAGGAAACTTAAATAAGTTTAGTCAAATACAGTCTAAATTTGTTATGCACTCTAGCAATAGTTGTTTCACACCAAAAATATCTAACTTTAAATGGAAATTCCTAGCGATTTAATACCCGTAAAAGGGTATCCTGGTTGGAAAAGAGATAGCAGTGGTATTATTCATAATACGAATACCACTGCTATCAAACGCGCACAAGAAAAAAAAGAACAACGTAAGATAGAGAAAGAAAGATTAAATAATCTAGAAAACGATGTCAAAGAAATTAAAAATATGATGAAATCGATTATGGAGAAACTATGACCATTTCTTATTTGTTTGGAACAGAAAATCAATATCGTTGGCGTTTGGCCAAAGACTCGGATCTAGCAGCGATCGAACAAATTGTATCGCGTCAACGCATAGGTCATCATACAACAGTAAACAATTTGCGATTTGACAGCGATGGAGAAGGCAATTATCATAGTTTACATAATTGTCCTTCTCCAGAAACTTGTCGTCTAGAACACGTTTATACCGCACAAGACTATATTGATGTAAATACTTTTTTTGAAGACGCTTCATTTCACATACAAAGAACTTTGGTTGTGACAGATTCGGACACATCAAATGTTTTGGGCATGTATGGTTTTATTGGCAACGGAGGTTTAGACGACAACAATAATAAAACATGGGACATTACTAGAACATCTATGGGGTTATCTCCTGATGCTGACCAAACACTTGGCGCTGACCGTTGGACCATAGGAAGACAATTCATGACAGCTTTAAAACAGCAACAAGTCTATCCATTAAAATCTTTATGGGTACCAACTGTGTTAGATTCTGCTAATTCGCCAAATCGAATAAACCTTTCTTCTAAAAAATCTAGGCAGGGGTCTAAATCTGCTAAACTTTATGATCAAACTAAATTAGATGAATACAATTACTATATGATTAAAACGAATGAGTCTCTTTGGATTCCTAATCCACAATGGTTAAATCAAAAATTTGAGTCGACTTATAGTGTTGAAAATTTTGGATTGTTAAACAGTCTTCGCTTTATCTGGAACACTTACGACTCAGCTGCTTAAAACCTATAAATAGAGAGGTATATTCTCGATTTATAATAAATGACATCAAGCGTTTTAAAACAATTTGGATCAGGCGCACTTAAAGAATTAACTTTAAGTGAAGAAGATTATCTTGCATATCGTTGTGGTGTACAATTAGGACAAACCACCACTTCTGATCCTGCAGCATTAAACCTTTCTGCGGGCACAAATATCGGTTCTTTTACAGACACTAAACTAACGCAGCCCGTTGGCGGAGGTGTAGCAGGAACAATATACGATACAGGTAAATTAGCAGCAAACTATACTAATACCGCATCAGCAACTCATAATTTTAATTGGACGCCTAATGGTATTCCAGCAGATCCTTATACATTACCTTCTACGGTAAAAGTAGGCGACGGATTACTTATTAATCTTCAAATGGTTATGAATCTCATAGGGTCTCCGCTTCCGGTTGTCGAAAGGGCAGAAGCAAGTTTAAATTTTCAAATAGATGGTAATCCTGGTGGCGCGATAATTGAGAGCGTCACTAACATTGCTGGAGCAAACGGAACTGGAACTATATCAGCTTCTGGTAATAATGTTATTTGGACGGGAATCGATACCGACAAAGACGCATTATTAGTCACGTTCTTAGTAATAATACAAACAGAAGGAACCTTGACAGTCAATGTCGACGCTACTTTTTTTGATGCTCAGGACTCTCCACAAATTATTTCTGCTACTCAAAGTGATAGTATTACAGTATCTGGAATAACCACTGATACCGTAATTAGTAATGTAACACCTCTTTATCAAAGAACCGGAACTCCAAACCAACGAGGCGAAACTAATTGGAGAGGATTTTTAACCTGGGATAGAAGTTTAAACGCCGCAAAAGAAATGTCTGATGCGCAGTCAGACGTTTTGATTAAAAGATTGTTAAAAACTATTCATCATGACGAATATCCTGGAGTTTATCGGTTATCCTCTTCCAGTCCAGGAGCAGGTTGGTCAGTATTTTTATCTAATTGTTTTACCGATATGAGAGTAGATGGTACTTCTATAAGTTATTCCATTTGGTTAAAAAATTCCGGAACAGTTCCTTCTAAAGTTAATCCAATGGTTATTGAACGAGATGGCGCTAACAATAATCAAGGTACATTTTTAAGCGTTCGTGCAGCAAATGATGATATAATGTCAGTAACGCTAGGGCAGAGAGCAAAACAAGTTATCCAAGATACAGGAATTGGAACGTATCAATTAAGATCTTCTGCTCAGGGCGCACCGACTGACTCTGGCGTATGGGTTCCTCGCGGAGTAGCTGTTGATACTAGAAATGTAGAAGGATTTCAAGACGATACGCTTTCGTATACTGGAGTATATACTGGATCTTATCTTGCTGCATACGTAGGACCAGCGTATACTCAAACGTATGAAGGTCCATTTTATACACAAACATATGAAGGACCAGACTATACTTCAACGTCAAGCGTCCCATATATCGNAACCTATACTCAAACGTATGAGGGTCCGACCTATACTATAACTTATGAAGGTCCAGATTATCAAAGAACCTCTAGTGTTCCATATGTCGAGACATATACTCAAACATATGAGGGACCGTTTTATACTCAAACATATGAAGGTCCGGATTATCAAAGAACTTCTAGTGTTCCATATATCGAAACCTATACCCAAACATATGAGGGACCGTTTTATACCCAAGCATATGAAGGACCAACGTTTACTAGAACTTCTAGTGTTCCATATGTTGAAACCTATACTCAAACGTATGAAGGTCCATTTTATACACAANCATATGAAGGACCAACGTTTACTAGAACCTCTAGTGTCCCATTTGTTGAAACTTATACTCAAACATATGAAGGACCAACGTATACTATAACTTATGAGGGTCCAGATTATCAAAGAACTTCTAGTGTTCCATATGTTGAAACCTATACTCAAACGTATGAGGGTCCGTTTTATACTCAAGCATATGAAGGACCAACGTTTACTAGAACCTCTAGTGTCCCATTTGTTGAAACTTATACTCAAACATATGAGGGTCCGTTTTATACTCAAGCATATGAAGGACCAACGTTTACTAGAACTTCTAGTGTTCCGTATGTAGAGACATTTACTCAAACGTATGAAGGTCCATTTTATACACAAACATATGAAGGACCAACGTTTACTAGAACCTCTAGTGTTCCATATGTAGAGACATTTACTCAAACATATGAGGGTCCGTTTTATACTCAAGCATATGAAGGACCAACGTTTACTAGAACTTCTTCTATTGTTTATACTTCATCATTTACTGCAGCATACGCTGGACCTACATTTACTCAGACATACACTGGTCCTGATTATCTTAGTACTGGTTCCGGGGTTTTTGTTGCTTCTTTTACTCAATCATACGCTGGACCTACATTTACTCAGACATACACTGGTCCTGATTATCAAGGAACTAGTTCCGGGGTTTTTGTTTCTTCTTTTACTCAATCATACACTGGTCCTACATTTACTCAAACATATACTGGTCCTGATTATCAAGGAACCAGTAGTATTACATATGTCTCAACGTCTAGCATTGGTTTTGATGGAAACGTATATTCTCAAGCATATAGTGGACCAACTTTTACTAGAACTAGTAGTATCGGATACATCTCAGATTCAAGTATTGGTTTTGATGGAAACGTATATTCTCAAGCATATAGTGGACCAACTTTTACTAGAACTAGTAGTATTGGATATATTTCAACGTCTAGTATTGGTTTTGATGGTAGCATATTTACTCAAACATACACTGGTCCTGATTATCGGGGAACTAGTAGTATTACATATGTCTCAACTTCTAGCATTGGTTTTGATGGAGGTGTATTTACTCAATCATACACTGGTCCTGATTATCAAGGAACTAGTAGTATTACATATGTCTCAACGTCTAGCATTGGTTTTGATGGTAGCATATTTACTCAAACATATACTGGTCCTGATTATCAAGGAACTCGTAGTATCGGATATGTCTCAACGTCTAGCATTGGTTTTGATGGAAGTATCTATACTCAAACATATACTGGTCCTGATTATCGGGGAACTAGTAGTATCGGATATGTCTCAACGTCTAGTATTGGTTTTGATGGTAGCATATTTACTCAAACATATACTGGTCCTGATTATCGGGGAACCAGTAGTATTGGATATGTCTCAACGTCTAGCATTGGTTTTGATGGA